CTCTCCCTAAATACTTGTATGAAAGCCAAACTATCCCCAAACATGATCTCATTCGTTGCCGTGCGCAGAGGCGAATGGGTTCTTAAAATATCTGTTTACAAAAACAGACAGATATTGGTAGTGGCACAGAATTGTTATGATTTTAGAACAGTGTTAAATTATTTTACTGATCAAAATTGTGCAGCAGAGTTTATTGAACAACTTGTTATAGAGGATTAAGATGACTGAGATTAAAGTATTTAAATTGATTAGTGGTGAAGAACTGATTGGTAAAGTAGAAGTTACTGGAATGGGATACACAATAGAAGCACCAGCAACTATTCTTATGCAACAAACAAAAGATGGTGTTGGCTTGGCTTTGATGCCATACATGCCTTATACTGAAGGAAAGGTAATATTGTTCAGTCAATGCATTGCCACCGAAGGAACTCCATCGACCAAAATGGTCAATGAATACAACCGATTATTTGGTTCAGGGATCGAGATCGCTCCAGCGTCCGCTCTAGTCGGTCTATAACCCTCTCTAGGCTCTCTCCAGCCCTCCCTCCAAACCCTCTCTCGTAGAGGGTTTTTCACATTCTAAACCCTTGTAGATACAGGGGTTTCTAATCCCCTCAACTCTGTAGGGTTACTCCATAAAGGTGTTGTCTTTAATTGCAACTTGCTGTATAATATAGTCTTAGAAAGTTGAAAAGGAAATGAAAATGACTGAATTTGAAAAGCGTTGCTACGGTATCTCTGAATCTGACATTCGTGAGCAGTACATGAGTTCGATTACTGCTCGTCTGAGTGGTTTGGAAATGGTTGCGATGGGTGTTCTTTCTGATGCTCAAGAACTGATGACCTTTGGTAATGATCAAGCAACTGATCAAGCACGCAAAAACATCAATATCGCAAAATTCATTCTGTCAGAAATGATGGAAGCCCGAATGACTGAAACTGTTTAATTAAAAGGAAAATATATTATGTTCTATAAATCAAAATCTGAGATCCGTGCTGAAACCGAAAAACAAGTGAAGCTGTTTTTGAAGAAGGGTGGATCGATCGAAGTTGTAAAGGCACGCAAAGCACCAACGCAACGCATGTCTGGTAAAGTTACAAGATCTGGTTCCACTGGGACTTCTGGTTTTGCAGCTGGATTCCCTCGCAAGAGTTGCATCTAAGTGTTGTCTTTAATTCAGAATTGAGGTATAATAGTAGTATGAAAATCGAAAAGGAATTGCAAATGTCAAACGAATTCAAATCTTGGGAAGAAATGTCTGTGTTGGAACAAATGCAATGCCAGTACTGGGATATGTATAAGGATGCTTATGGTGTTCGTCCTCGTGGTGTCGATACCTCTGCTTGGACTGAGGAAGTGTTCATGGCTGAATTCGAATTGCTTGGTAAAGTTATCGAGCAGGAAGAAATTGCTCGCAAAGAAAGCGAAGCCAATGCGTCTGTTCGGTTCGAAGCACAGATGGATTCTTTAATGCAGGCTGGCGCAGTTAGTCGTGATGCTGCACTCAAATGGATTCACGAAGCAGAAGGTAGCGATGGTGACGATGAGTACTTGTGCTTTTTGCTAGGTCTTTCCTATGGTTACTTTAGGAAAGCAGCATGATTCTCGCTAGAGAAATTACCAAATGGGATGTTGAATACAGACAACCCAACCACACTTATTTGATGTCCGAAAATATGGAAAAGATTTTCGGTTACTTCATGTGGAACAATCCAAAAGATTTTAAGATGTTTAGCAAACCAATGCGGTTTGATACTCGATATCGTAAATTCAAAGTTCTCAAACGCAACATGCACTTCGAAGGACAAAAGTCCACGAATAAAATTTGGGAAATTAAAGGTAGCAAAGACCATGTATATACCGTAGAAGAATCAGAGAATGGTATGGTCTGTAGTTGTATCGGTTTTAAATATCATGGTAAGTGTAAACATATTGATGGAGTGATGAATGAACATAAATGAATTTCTAAACAGTCTTGCTGAAAATGCCTCACGCAATTTCAAGATCGAACAATTAAACGCACAGAGCGATAACGAAACTCTGCGTGAGGTAATTCGGCTAGCACTAGATCCATTTACTCAATTCTATCAACGAAAGATTCCTGAGTATACCACTGACTCAAAACAAACAAGTCTTGATCAAGCCATGCTTGCATTGTATGACTTGAAAGAAAGAGTCGTGACTGGTAATGCAGCAATTGAATATCTCCGTATGCTTCTCTCATCCGTATCGGCTGACGATGCTAAGGTATTGGAGAGAATCATCTCCAAAGATTTGAAGTGTGGTGTTGATGTATCGACTGCCAACAAAGTTTGGTCTGGTTTGATTCCTGAATACCCATGCATGTTATGTTCACCATTCGAACAGAAGTTGGTTGACAAGATTAAGTTCCCAGCCTATGCTCAAATGAAGATGGATGGTATGCGATTCAATGCTATTGTCCGTGGTGGCAAAGTAGAATTCCGTAGTCGTAATGGTAAGCAGATTCATCTGCTGGGTAATCTTGAAGCAGAGTTTGCTGCATTAGCAGGTTCAATTGATTGTGTTTTTGATGGTGAGTTGTTGGTCATGGACGACATGACGATGCAGTTTGCTGATCGTCAAACAGGTAATGGTATACTCAACAAAGCAAACAAGGGTACAATCTCTGCCGAAGATGCAGCAAAGGTTCATGCAACTGTTTGGGATCTGATTCCATATGTTCAATTCATTGATGGATACTGTCAGACTCCATACTCAAAACGATACTCTACTCTGCAAGCAATTATAAGCAAGCAAAAAGCAGATGGTAAAAAGATTTGGAATGTGACATCAACCATTGTGGAAACATTGGAAGAAGCGCAAGAGATTTTCCAAGGTTATCTTGCAGAAGGATTCGAAGGTATCATTCTTAAGGATGGTGCTGGTGTTTGGGAAGACAAACGAAGCAAGACTCAGATTAAATTCAAAGGTGAATTGGAATGCGATCTTAAGATTGTTGCAGTTGAAGAAGGTAAAGGTAAAGCAGTAGGTATGCTTGGTGCAATTATCTGCGAATCAGCAGATGCAATTGTAAAGGTAAATGTAGGATCTGGTTTCAATGATGCTCAAAGAAAGCAATATTGGAAAGAAAATATAGTTGACAAAATCGTGGCAGTGAAGTATAATAGTCGTATCAAGAACAAAGCTGGAGAAGAATCATTGTTCCTTCCAGTGTTCATTGAACTGCGTGACGACAAAGATATTGCAGACAACTCAAAGGTAATAAAATGAAAGTAGCAATTAATAGATGTTTTGGTGGATTCGGTATCTCAAATGAAGCGTTTGAGAATTTATTAGATCGTAAGGGTATTGCATTCGACAAAGTTGAACCAGAAGAAGGTCGTTCATTCATTGGCGCATCTTACTATGAGGCAGGTCACTCTGGTAGTGATGACCACTACCTAAGTGATTATGAAATGACTCAGGATCGTGCAGATCCAGATTTGATCGCAGTCATCGAAGAGATGGGTGATAGAGCAAACTCTTTCGCTGCAGAGATTGCCATCGTAGAAATTCCTGACGATGTTGAATGGCATATTCATGAATACGATGGACTTGAACATGTAGCTGAAAATCATAGGACTTGGTCATGAGAAAAGAACTAGACGAAGCACTCTGTGCAAAGTATCCGCTGATCTTCAAAGATCGTAATGCGGATATGCGCACCACAGCCATGTGCTGGGGACTTGAATGCGGTGATGGTTGGTATAACATCATCGATGTTCTCTGTGGTCTATTGACTTCTGAATATCGTTTTGCAAAAAGTCAGTATGAATATATCAAAGATAAAGTTGATCAACCAACATATGGTTTTAAACCTGATGGAGATCCAGTTGGTAAAATTATCACCCAAGAACTGATTGATGAACGCAAAGCAAAGATGGAAGAAGAAGAATTGAAGGTTCCAGTTGCTTCTCAAGTTAAAGAAAAGTTTGGTGGACTTAGATTCTATGTTCAAGCTGCAACAGACAAACACTATCAATATATTTCTTTCGCAGAGTCTATGAGTTATCGTACCTGTGAAGAGTGTGGTGCTCCAGGAAAAACATACACCGATGGATGGCATCGCACACTTTGTGACATCCATGCAGCAATGTCTGGTCGTGAAGAAGAATATGAATCTGATGAGGGAGATGAATAATGTTTTA